TTACAACAGGTTCTGCGACTTCAACAGAATAAATGACATGATTCATATCAAGTCCAATCTCAGGCATTTCTGGATGAATCACAGTTGCCCATGGAGCGAAACCTACCAGTCCTTGCTGAGGAATAACAACCAAAGCATTCTGAATAGTCAGAACACCATTCTTCCAGTCAAGAACTTCTGCAATAATTTCTTCGCCAGTGATGAGTCGAATCAGTTTTACATCTTTCATTTGAAGTTACACTCCAGCATTAGTTGGGTCAAGCAAGCGAGTAGATTGATTTCCTGGTCCACAACAAATGCAGACTTATATTGATACTCAGCAATAATCAGAACGGCAGCAGCAACACTAGGACCATCCATCACACCAGACAGATTATCATAAAGTTTACGCATGATAGATGCAGGATCAGAATCCAGGTTCTGTGTCACCCACTTCTTCACATCGTTGAACTTCTTGTCCCTAAGTGCTTCTACAAGAGTGTCTACATTAGCATCACCTAACGTCGCCAGAATGCCAGTGTCGATAGACCCTGTGCTTGCATATCGCTGGAGTTCGTTGAGGGTGCGTCGGAAGTCGGGGAAGTATTTCTGTACGACTTCTGCCACAACTCTAGGAGCGAAGGTGACCTCCTCGCGTTCGAGGATATCTCTGCAGCGATCGAAGAAAGACGCTGCCAACTGTTGCTTAGTTTGCCCACGGACATTAAACTCTACGACTGTTGTTCTGCTATGTAGCGGTTCAATAATCTTGTTTTTGAAATTACAAGTGAAGATGAACCGACAGTTTTTCTGGAACTCTTCGATACTTGCACGAAGCAGTAGTTGAACATCTGGGGTCGTGTTGTCCGCCTCATCAATGATAAGAACTTTGTGCTTAGCATTAGCAGTGAGAGACACAGTAGAAGCAAAGGATTTTGCCTGATTGCGTACAGTGTCCAGGAAGCGTCCCTCGTCGGACCCATTGATAACATAGTAATCTGCTCCAAGTTCATTGCAGAGTGCCTTGGCAATCGTCGTCTTGCCAACACCAGCAGTTCCAGACAGGAGAAGATTAGGAATCTCACCCTGCTCAATGAAACTCTGGAAGGTCGCCACGGAACTCGGCAACGTTTTGCTTGCTGATCATAACGTGATAACTACCTGGCAGCAACTTCAGATTCTCAACCTTGAAGCAGAAGCAGAACTCCTCATCACCAATCACAGCATCAGGAAGTTCAACAGAGTAACTGTTAGAAGTATCGTTCTTCTTATCAGTCACCATGATTTGCACAGCACCCTCGTGACCAAACAAGCACAGGTCAGGAAGTTGATACACTGCTGCTGCACGTTGGAGTTGTGCCAAGATATCAGCATTCAGGGCAAAGTCACAATCAATAGAAGGGAGTTTGATTTCCTTCTCTGGCGGTTGAGTGATGATGTCGGGATCGGCATAGAAGAACCGAGTCTTAGACTTACCACGCTCGTCACTTACAGTGACGTAATTGGACTGGGTAGTATCGATCTTTGGCGAATCAAAGAGAGACAGACCGCCCAAGAATACACCCAGATCGTAAATAGAAATCTGCGAATCAAAGGATTCTTCAACGTTAGCGATAGCAAGAATATTCTTGTTGATGCTAAGAGTAGATACTTGATTGCCAGGTTTGATAACGATCGATTTGTTGATCGAACAAAAGTTCTTAAGGACTTCAACGGTGGACTTGGAAATAACTGTCATTGAGGGTACGCTTCAGTAGGGGGTGCAGATTTGTCGCTGAAATAAAGAAGGAGAAGACCGTAGTGCAGAATCTTGATAATGTCACGACGGGCAGTTCCTTTCTTATCATAGCGTGAAGCATACTTCAGGATGTTGCTTCGACAGAATGCCTCAGCGTCTCCACATGCTTCAATCAAATCTAACGTTTGAATGCTGTCATTACCAGCAGAATAATGTTGTCCATAAGTTCCAGTGATGTAGTCACGCAGCTCTTGTAGTAGAGCATCTTCATTATATTTGTTCATTTACCCCAAATTAGACGTAAGTTATTATGGTAGCACTCTTCGACATTGCCGTCAAGATCTTTGACAAACAACTTAAGACCCTCGCCACCTAGGATCTTCACGGTCTTGCCAGTATCAAGCATGGCAAGATGATTTACATAACCATGAAGTTTCTTGGTATGAACCTCAGGCATTCTCTTCCTCCGTAGTAACATCAGCATCAATTTTATCATACAGTTCGATGAATGACTGCTTGGTTTCATCATCGAAACGGTTGAGGCAAACCTTGATTGCTTTCATGCGATCACCCCAGATAGAGTAAGCACGAATAATATGAACAAGGCGACGAGTAGAAATCACTTCATCAACACCACCATCCTTGAAAGTCTTGCGAATAATGTCTGCCCAGTTAGCAAGGTTCTCACAAAACTTGTCATCATTGATGGCAAGAGTAGAAGCAGCCTTATTCAGAATCTTGCTTTCAACAGAAGGCAGAGGATATTCTTGCTCGAAGGTCAAGGCGAAACGCTCAAGGAATGCTTCATTGAGAACATTAGTGCCAATGAAACGACCATCATCAGAACCCTTGCCTTTGGTGTTGGCAGTAGCAATCACGTTGAAACCAGCAGCAGGTTTCACATAGCGACCAGTCTTCTTAAGGAAGACACCTTTACCTTCAAGGATAGACTGAAGGCAAAGAATCTTGTTAGAAGCAAGATCAACCTCGTCTAGAAGCAACACAGCTCCGCGCTCCAAAGCTTCGATGACAGGACCATTATGCCAAACAGTTTCCCCATTAACAAGACGGAAACCACCAATAAGATCATCCTCGTCGGTTTCAATGGTAATATTGACACGAATGAGCTCTCTATTTAGAGCAGCACATGCTTGCTCAACAGAGAAAGTCTTGCCATTACCAGACATACCCGTGATGAATACAGGGTAGAAAAGTTCAGACTTGATGATTTTCTTTACATCAGTAAAGTTCCCGAACGGGACATAGTTGTCATCTTTTTCAGGGACAAGGTTCTGATTTTCTTGATCGGTAACACGAATAGCAGGAGCAGCTGCTGGTGCTTGATAGGACTGCTCCAGTTTCTCTTGAACCGTCAGATTCCAAGTGCCACGCTTGACATAGAAGTCACGCAGACGCTTGACAGCGGTAGGATAGGTCACACCAAAGTGATCACAAGCAGAACGAACATGCTCAGCAGCAATATCATTGCCGTAGGTTTCGGACAGGTAAGAAGTGAGTTGAGAAGTGGTGAGATCAGACTTGGCAGGCATTGGTTGGTTGCGTATGAAGTAAGTATAGGGCAGGGTAGAGCAGAGTCAGGGGCAGAGTGGTCAGTTCATCAAGCGACATACTCGATAAAAGAACTGAGCAGTTTCTTGTTAGCAGATTTGCCCTTAAGCATTTTCTTAAATGCCTTGGAAATCTCTCCTTTCTTGGCACCAGTTTCTACATCAAAGTTATCATCTTGCTGAATGGTTGTATTACTGAGAGCATAGAGAGCCGTATAACCTTTAGGGAAAGGAATGATGGCAGACTTGTCTTTCTTCCACTGCTTCTGAACTTTATCGTAATGTGCAAGACTTCCGTAGTTAGAAACAAATCCAGAAAGATTGCCACCAGACATAATACGAAAACCAATAATATTTACACCAGGATTACGATCACGAACTTGATTGATGAAGTTGTTAGTCAGTTCAGCCCATCCATCAGTAGCAGAATAAACATTACCAGTCTTACGATCACGAAGAACACAACCATACTCCATGCGACGAGGGCGAATATAAATTTTGTCTTCATACTCATTGTAAAACTTGCGACCATAAGCACTCATACAAGCTTCACCATCAGTCAAAATACAGACATTGACTTTTTGGATGTCATTCTGTTTCTTGAACTGAGGAAGAATATAGTTAAGAAGAACGATACTCTCATTTAAAGGAGTGCCAGACAAACCAATACCAGTCGTAGCATGATAAAACGTATGATACGTATAAGTATATGCTTCACGATAAAGGTTAAGACACATACGCTCATACTCTTTGGAGTTGGAGCGAGAAGAAACAAAGTTCATCATATGAAACATGTTCTTTCCTATGAAAACTTTACCTTCTTCACAATTTTGATTAGCGTAATATTCCTCATTAGAAACATATACATCTTGACCATCTTTGATGCGACGAACAGCATAGTAGTCATTCGTGAAAGCATAAACTTCAAAAGGAATTTGAACTTTCTTACAGAACGTAGTCAAGTTAAGAAGTTGCTTAACCGTAGCAAGAATTTCATTACCCATAGAACCAGACCAGTCAAGCACAAAGATCATGCCATGATTCTTGCCATCAGGAATAACATTTACTTTCTTGAAAAGATCTTCGTTATACTTGTAGGTATGAAGTTTGCCAGTGTCAAGAACACCAGTGCGTGAAGTAGCAGAACGAGCATAAGCATCAGCAGATTTCTTACACTCAAACTCTTTCACAAGATAATTAACTTCTTTCTGTGATGATTTACGAAACTCACGATAACTAGAATCAACAAACTTGTAGTAATCTTCAGAGTCTTCTTTATCTTCAAGGAAAGCATTGCGTTGTTCATCAATCCAATCATGAATTTCAGTCCAGTCAGCAATGTAGGTAGGAAGATCTACAGATTCTGGAATCTCAACATACACAGGATTGTTTGCATAACGATTAGTTAGTTGTTCAGAAGATTGATCAAAGGATCTCTGAGTTACAGAAGTTTCTACATCACCAGCATCACCTTCATCTTCTTCATCTTCAATAGGATCTTCTTGACCTGTGGGAGTAGGATTGCTAGGTTCAATATCATCTTGATCATCTCCCTGCTGCTCAGATTGTTCTACATCAACACTGTCACCACTAGAACCTTCCTCAGATTGTTGTTGGGGTGGCATTGCCTCAGCAACTTGTTCTTGTTCTTTCTCTTGCTTACTGAACTTGAATACATCAGCAGCAATCTCACAAACCTCAGCAAAAGTCTCAGCAACATCAGTGCGAGCAACAAACACTTTCTCCTCAATAGAGAAAGGAATGAGAGCATCTGCGCCACACTTGAAGTGAAGATTGATACGATCGATCAAGCTCAACTTGGAAAGATCTTCATCAGCAATACCAAAGAAGTCTTGATCATTCAGTTCTTTATAACCACCAGAGAAAGACTTACGCAGACCAGGATACTTACGCTTCATAAGCTTCTCAATGCGAGCATCTTCAATCACATTGATAAAGTCTTTAGGGCAATCAACAGCATCGCGCCAGTCTTCGTTAGGAGTGAAGAGGGCATGACCAACCTCATGACCCACCAGCATATCATAGACGACGCTAGAAGCACGGTCCCAGTTGGGCAGGGTCAGAACACGGCGATCCACGTCAAAGGATGCTGTAGAGACTTTACGGTGCTCTACAATAAGGTTTTCTGTAGCGAGTAGGCGGGCGAGGTTGCCTTTGATTTCCTGGTTCATGGCGTCTCTTGCGTTGATGCCATTAGTATATACAAAAAAAGGGTGCCCGAAGGCACCCCTAGTCCAGTTCAGAAACTGTCTCTTGGACAACGGAGAAGTTCTTTTCCTTCACCGCTGTAAGTGTTCTGTCGAATTTCCCTTCTAATTGTTCTCTATGACTTATAACATAAACATTAGTATTGTCATCGAAATTACGGAGGATCCAACCAAGATCAGAACCACCCTGCTGATCGAGCGAACTATCAAAGATCTCATCTAAAATAAGTAAGTTAGTATCCACGCTATTCTTGAGCTTAGCAATACTTCTCCAAGTAAGCAGCAGAGCAATATCAATACGAGATTTCTCTCCTTCGCTAAAACTGTCATAAGAAAAAACGTCACGGTATCTAGATTTGATTATCTCCTCAAAGTTTTCATTCAGAGTAAAATTGACATAAAAGTCCATACTCTGTAGATACTGATTGATCAACTGGTTCATCGCTGGTAGATAAGTCTTGATGATACGAGTTTTGATGCCGTTGTCTTTCAGTAACTGAGAAGCAGTGAGAAGAACATCACGATCTTTTTTTGATTCAGAGATGTTTGTATTGAGAGATTTCTTTTCGGAAATTAATCCCTCAAGTTTTACAAACTCTGCTTTCTTGTCAGGATTAGAACTTTCCAGTTCTTTGATCTCATTTTCAATGTCGGATATAGATTTTTTGATAGACCCGATCTGGAAATTTGCCTGACTGATAGAGTTGTTCAATGTCATTACCTGATTAGATAATTTACTAAACTGTTCATGGCGTTGTTCTTCTTCACCAATTGCTTTGAGAAGATCATTATAACCCAAGGTCATTTCATCGACCTTTGATTTTCCAGACTGTAATTTTTCTTCACGAAAATCGTCAGATAAATCTTGTGTGCATGTAGGACACACATGATTTTTTTCAAAGAACTCATGTTCTTTTTGACAAGTTTGTAACTTGCCTTGTAATTTAATTAGAAAAGTGTTTAACTTCTTCAATTTTGAAGAAGAATTATTCAGCTCTTCCATCTCTTCAGAATGTTTTTGTACTTCAGAATTCAGACGCGCAATTTCTTGGTGCTGTTCGTTTTCATTCTGTAACAATTCAGAGATTTTATTCTCCTTACGATTAATCTCTTCTTTAGTTTTATTCTCCAGTTCCAGCATATACTTTTTCTGGAGATCGATCTTGTCTTCCAGAAGATGAACCTGATAGTCTAGGTCTTTGATCTCTTCATTATTCTCCCTAACTTTATCTTTGAGAAGAACGTTCATTGTAGAAAAGACCTGGATGTCCAGAATGTCTTCAATAATTTCACGGCGTTGTGCCAGTGGCAGACGCATGAATGGCACAAACGTGGAGGATCCCAACACCACAATTTGTGTGAATGATTTGTAATTCATCTTGAGGACATTTGCCTCAAAGTTTTTCTGCTGCTCTACAAGAGTGCTTTCCTGATTCCAAAGTTGATCATCACAGTAAATCTCAAACACGTTTGGTTTGATACCGCGAACAACTTTATATTCTTTCTTGCCAATAGAAAATTCAATCTCTGTAAGAAGATCCTTCTCGTTAATACTATTCACAAGCATAGGCTTGTTAATCTTACGAAATGGTTTTCCAAACAAAGAAAAAGTAAGAGCATCCAAGATGGTGCTCTTACCTGCTCCATTGCTTCCAATGATCAAATTAGTTTTTGACTTTTGTAAATCAACTTCACTGAATACATTGCCCGTAGAAAGAAAGTTTTTCCATCGGATCTTTTTAAAAATAATCATTCTGGGTCATCAGGTGGGATCAAAAAATCGTCAGGTGTAATTATAGAAAACTTATGACCACGTTCCTGACATGCTGTAATTATAACATGGTCGTCAATCTCGATAATCTGCATGGGAGGATAATCGTCATCATTCTCCAACATCATTAAGTAACGATCTGCGTCATCTTCTTCCTGGAAGATAGGTATTACTCTATCTTCTGTTTCATCAAAGACAGAATAAACGCCGTCTGGATGATCTTCTAGGGTTACGATGAACATATCACACAACGTTACAACTTTCAATATATAGAGATCTCATCAGATTCTTAAGATCTGATTTATCTACAGTCATTTCTACTTCATCAATATATTCATTAAGCAAAGTCATTGTATCTTTTGCGGAGATTTCAATGTCCTCTTTACAGTCTTCACTGAGAAGATTTTCAATGACTTTTACATCATGAACTCCTACGTTGTAAAGACGATCAACCAATGTTTCGAACATTTGATAGTCTCGTTTGTTTTCGATAACGATCTTAATGAACTTGTCTTTATAATCAGACACATCTTGTTTGTTGTAATCCACACTGGTGTCGTCATAAAAGATTTTGTCGAAGATTTCGTAGGGATTCTCGACAAACTTAAGTCGATCACTTTCAGTATCGTAGATATAGAATCCACGACGGTCTTTATAATCATTCCAGAACATCTGATAAGGGTTGCCTAGGTATTGAATATTACCTTTTTTTGAACTGTGGTGATAATGCCCAGACCAAACACGCTTGAATCTATGGAATAATTTAGGATCCATACCATGGTCCATTAACATGCCAGCATTCATTTCAAACCCAGCAAGTTCTAAATGACCACAGCAGATATCAGCATCAGAAGTTTCGAGTAGATTCAAGACCTCATCATTGTTCTCCCTGTTGATCCAAGGAAGCATGAGGAACTTCTTGCTACCTAGTGTAAGATGCTTTGGTGAAGCATATATGCTGATGTTTGAATACTGTTCAAGTAAGAGTTCAGGGGAGTTGATACGATTAGTATTCTTGTAATAAGTACAATGATTACCAAGGAGCATATGAACTTTATATTTTTGAATCTTATCAAAATAATTTTCCTTTACGCGATGGAAAGTATTAAAGTCCATAGACTTTCGATTATCAAATGTGTCACCTAGATCAAAGACGACCTTGACACCTTCTTTCTCAAGAGTTGGAAAAAAGATTTCATCATAGAACTTTTGAAAATAATTCCAGAACGCTAAAGAACCTTTGCGTCCGTCAAGATGTTGATCAGTAATAATTGCGATTTTCATCGGTTCATTCTGGTTTCAATGTTTTCTTTGATACTGCCCATATCAGAATATGAAGCATTCATTCCTGACATCATACCATCATATGAATCGGTA